TCATAACACCAACCAAAACCTAAAACTGACAAAGTAGGGCCATTATCCTTACAATACAATAAGCCGGCCTTAGTCCTACTTATAGCTGTTGCATTAGTAAACCAATCCTCTTCACCATAGTCATAAATCCAACCAGAAGAATTTGTCCTATCTCCCCATGTAGCTCTACTTATTCTCAAATGTGAAGTAGTATAGGCTTCGGGTGTACCTGATTCTGTAACGTTTACTTGAAATTTACTATCCAATGCCTCAAGTAATTCACAGCCATTTCTATAAGCCTCTGAATGTGATTCTCCAGCTATAGAAACCCACATTTTCTTTATCTCATCAATATATACCTGTGGGATAGTATTATATTTACTTACTACAGTATGATCAGCTATAATTGGATTGGAACCAGAAATACCTGATAAAACCCCTTTCCCTTTAAGTATGCCTACAATAGAAGTAACCCCAGATATAACACCATATAACATACCATGGGATAGTATAGCTCCAGATACCATAGAAACCCCTAAACTAGAGCCTGAAATAGCTCCAGATATCAAAGTACCTGATACGGAGGCTACCCCAGAGGTAACTCCAGAAATAGGGCCTGAAGATAACGATTGAATAGTTCCTGATACTAAGACAATACCAGAGGCAACACCATATAACCTACCTTTAGCATTTAAAGTACCTGAACATGAGGCAACTCCAGAGGTAACTCCAGAAACAGCCCCTCCACCAGTTTGTGAAGTTAAAGTACCTGAACACGAAGCGATACCATTAATATCATCTCCATATAAATAATACTTAGCTATTAAAGTACCTGATACAGAAGCTGGAGCTAAATCATTTGCTTCGAAAGAATCTCCATAAGATGCAGCATTATCGTACCCAGCAATACCTGGAGAACCCGATGTTAATCTGGTATCAGAATAAACCCCAGCATTGCCCGTAGCTGGAGATGTAGCCGATCCCATTTGTGTATCGACAGAACCATTTAAATAACATGTTATTGTAGACCCTTCTATTTTTAACTCTAGATCGTCGCCATCCTGCCAGTTACCGCCTCCAGATGCAATTTCATATACTGTTCCATTAACAACAACACTAAGCCATGCCCCACTACCTACTGTAGAAGCTATCCATACATAAAAGCAAGCTGTTGCTCCACTACCAGAACACCTAACTGCAGGACCAATATAACCCCCGGAAACAAGTGTATCCAATACTATTTTGACTCTGTGATTATTGGAAAATGCTGGAGATGTCAATCTCACACAAGTATCTGTATCTGCTGTATCAGATTTGACTTTATTATTCCCCGAAACATCAACTATTGAAATAGTATTCAATACCTGAGACCAATTGCCCTGTCCAGCCAATGCCCCTGTTGAATAAGACTCGAGATCATCAGTAACTGGACTAGCACTCCCACCACCACCAGTAGAAGTACCAGATATAGCAACTTTAGCACTTATTGTAGCAGAACATGAGGCAACTCCATTAGAAACACCCCCAATATAATTATCACCTACTACTACATCTCTGGATAATTCTACCCAAGGACATAGGTCAGTAGATAATCCAGCTGTAAGAGCAAAATCACTAGTTCCTGATGGATCACCAAAACGCATTGTTTGAGAATAAGATGTCGATGGAGTAACTCCATGTAATCCTATCTCTATAACTATTCTATCTCCAGGATAAGATGTAAAATTTGTAGCTCCGTTAGTACGGGCATTATGTATACGGGTTAAAACAGAAGTTCCAAACTCTGTACTAGTAGCATGATATAAACCCACTACGCCTCGAACAGTAGCCCCATCTCCAGAAACTACTTTAACTATATACGCTAAATGGCTATCGCACGCGGCATTGCCTTCAATACACCTGATAACCATGCTAACTGTATCAGATGTTGTCCAATTATGACTTTGGGATAATCTATTGCTTTGATATTGTCTCCAACACCACTGTTGGGTTGAGGCTGATCCCCAGGTTTTGGTATCATCAGCTAAAGAAGTACCAGACTTGGTAATAGAACACGGAAGCCTGGTCAACCCAGTGGACAATTCCCAATCTGATTGAACAGTTAAACTACCAAGTGGTGCAGTACCTGAAGCCGGTAAATAAAATCTTGTAGCCATATATACCTATAAAAAACAATAGGTCAGACTTTAGTAATGAAAAGCCTGACCTATCATTATGATAAGGTGTGAATTAGTCTTCGTTTACATCCAACTCACCAATTGCGAATTCAGGAGTTATCCCTGAGCTAATGGCTAAACTTGAGGTTAAATCACCCCAATATATAGCATCATCAACACCAGCTGTACCGGCCTTACATATAGCAAAAGCAAGAGCCGTATTAGTACCCGCAGTACATTGACCAAAAGTAATAGCTGCTGTATTTTGAGCATTACCACTGGCCACTGTCCAACCACCAGAAGTTCTGGCAACAGCTACCCTGGCATAACCAGTATAGTTACATTCAGTACCCTGAGCTGAATCAGAGGGTGCAGCTGTAAATAAGGCTATGTATAAACTACCAGCAGCTGTAGAACCAACTAAACCAGTAGTATCACCAATACCCCCAAGAGTTGTATTATTAAAAATCAACTCAAGAAGATCAGTTTCAAATGTATTCTTTTTAGAACCTGCCATAGTATTAGATATTATAAAAAAAGGGTATATCTGTTAATTAATATACACCCCCTTTTAGTTATTGTTATAGGATATGATTATTCTCCTTCCAGTTTTGTGAGTTCTGAAACCATGTCTTCCTGACTAAGTTTTGCAAAGGCTTTTATTTCTGCCTTAGTAACCTGGTAGTTGTCCTCATAATACTTCTGAAGTTCTTCCTCTGTCAGATCATCAAACTTACCGGGTTCTTTTTTCTCCTTGGGCTTTTCTGGTATTTTATCTATACCCTTAAACTTTAAGAATTCAGCTTCTGTAGCAACTGAAAGATGACCACCGGCAAGTGACTTCTTAACGAAATCACTTTTGATTTGTTTTGGATTCAACTCAACAACTTCATTCCCAGAAATGTTAAGCCTTGAATATGGGTCAAAGAAAGTACTTGCTTTTGAACCCAGTTTTAGATACTTTGCCATAATTGTTTCCTCCGTTTGTTTTTAAATAGTCTAGACCCTAATACCTAATTTATAAGTACTAGAGCCATAGACTATTAATGTAAGGATTACTGAATAGCAACATTCTGAGCAGCATCCACATCCATCCAGGTGGGGAATCCATAGCTTGCGAAAGCTTTTGAATCATCCATGATGATTGAAGAATCTCTGAACAATTTGGCAAAGCCGGTCTGAAGGGTTACATAAAAGGCCTCTGTCTGATTGGATACGATCCTTTCAGATTCAACTTTAAGAGGCCATCCATTGAACTTGATTATACCGCCTTTTGGGTCAAGTATAATAGTCTGATGGTCAGGAACATTTCCATGTACGAAAATGTTAGAAGCCGTTGGTATTGGAGACTTCATGGTAATACTGGCAAGGGGTGTTCCCTGAACAGGTGTTTTGAATTCTGTAAGGTCCAGAATATCTGCACAAACATCTTCACCGGCAATCATTGTATTGGGTACTCTTCCCATTCTGCCAAGTCTTACCCAGATTTTCAGAAGGTCTTTGTAAACAATAGATGAACCCGAAGCAGTACCAACAACCGGAGCTGATTCTGAACCGTCAGTCTGTTCTCCATTGATAAGGCAATTGATTGCCAATACATCAGTTGCGTGACCAAGTTTTACTCCGAAGTCAGTCATAAAGATAGATACCAGATTCAATGAAGAATAGGTAACTACTTCATCTGAGAGTTTAATCCCTTTACCAACTTTATAAATCTTGAACTGTTTCGAGCCATAAGAGATTGACCCCAGGGGGATTGTTTCTCCTTCACCTACATAATGAGGTGTAGCTTCTGACATATTGATCCATGGCATAACTGTACTGAGCCCCCTCATTTGCTCTTCAGCAGCAATTATATTAGGATAGATAGGAGCTCCCCTGTAACCCAACAGGAGTGCTGAACGGAATACTTCCGGGATAATCCAACGAACATCCACCTCGGGAACTGTTATAAGGTTAGATATAGTGTCCGTAGCAGGGTCAATCCCCAGGTCTGACAGCAATGATGGGAAATCCGAGTTAAATTTCTCTTTGACAACTTCTGTAAAGGATACATCCTTTGGATTGTCTTTATGAGAACGGATTGCCTCTGCAGCTTTTACAGTTTCCTGGATTCTGCCTTTAAATCGACTGGCTTCAAATTTTTTGAGATCCATTGTGGTAAAATATTATATGTTTATATTATATATACGTATGGTCTAGTATTAGCCAACCATTAAAGGTGAAGGGCTACGCGAACTACATCCCCATCGGCGGTTGCTGCATCAAGACAGTTCCCTACAATAGTAGTGTGGTCAATTGTACCACCATCATCAACCTCCATCCAATCATTGGTAGAGTTCCAGGCAGCCATACGGCATGGACCTGCAGTATGAGAAGCAGCATAAGCCTCAGCATATACCACTGCAAAGGCAGCCATCATAACAGTGATTAAATCACCACCGTGACCGGTATTTACTGCGATACCAAGAGCCTTCTTGGGAATATCACCAGCAGCATAAGGTTCAACTTTACCTGTAGTGGTAAGTTTTACCAATTGGCCTTTGGCAATATTATTGTTATCAGTAGCATAGGCCCAGGTACACTGGGTAGCTCCAGCTGTAGTCACGAATTCATGAAGTGCCAGAGTCTCCAATTCTGGATACTGAGCAGTTACAGTGATTACGTTAGTAGCTGTTACTGTAGCAGAAGCTACATTGGGATTTGCGGCAATAGCTGCAGCTATAAGACCCATAGTAGTGGCATGATCTGTAGCATAGGTAACGGCAGCTATGGCAACGCCATTGACTTTACCATTTATTACGTTACTTGCTACCATGGGAACTGTACCACCAGCAGTAAGGGTTACTTTATAGGCATCTACTTCAAACTCCTCGTGTAGTTTATGAGACTCACTTTTAAGGATGAAGGTTTTCGTTGTTGTTCCAAAAGGTTCTGGCATGACTTAGAATATTTTAATTATTTTCAATTTTGCATATTAATAATTGCTAAGGTCTAGTAGCTTATTTGGAGCCCTCGATAAAGCGAGTATCTACCTTACCAACGCTGGTGAATTTATCAATCACATCACCAGTACTGGCAATGGCCTTGGGTTCTTCTATGGTAGGTTTAGCTGAAGCTCTTGTAACTTCATGAGAACCACATTTCTGACAAGTAAAGCTATACTGCCCATCAGTAAGAGTATCATACTGCTTATGTAAAGCTTTTAGGGTTTCATAACTAGCAGTATTAATTACTGCAAGAATAGCCGCATCTTCTTTACCGGATTCAACAGTTAACTTATAAAGCCTGGCAGTGTCATCCTTAAGTTCAGAAAGGATGGTAGTACCAACCTCAGCCAACTGAATCTTTTCTTTATAGTCAGTGGGGACTTCTGATTTAAAAGCCCTTAAGGTGGTTATTTCAGTTTCAATAGCCTGAAGACCTTCCAAGTCAAGAATTTTAACTGGGGCAGGAGTTTCTGCTACTTTGGCCCTTAAACCAGTTACTTCGGTATTTAGGGTTGTCATCTTTTCCTGATAGTTTTCCTCTGTAAGTGAGTTAGCCTCAAGTCCCAGAGATACTTCAAGAGCTCTTAGAAATTTGTCCATGTTTTCTTCTGTTTGTGAATTATCAATTGAATAATATTGTATTTTAGTTCCATCCTCACTTAGAGTTTCCATCCCAAAGGAATTACCATCAAAATTCTTCCAATCGAATATGGCAAAACTCAAATCATCCTTTATTGACTGATCTGATAGAGGGTATCTACTCTTTGCATAATTTGGCAATACTATTTTCCCGTCTTTACCCACCTTCTGAGCAAAGGGATCTGCACCATGACCAACCAGTGACGTTTCATGATAGGCCACTACTTCAACTACTATTTTCTGTATAATATTGCCTTTATTATCAAAAGTAGATAATTTTGACATAAATTCTTCATCTGACATTTCCGGATGAGACTTCTTCCAGGCAAAATTAACTGTAACTGAATTTGAATGTATTGATGGTGGATCCATCATGATACCCCTAGCTATCCTTGGATTTGACTTACCATCTATCTTTAAGGTAGCATTTATACCAGCTGGTACTTTTACCCCTTCTTTGGTAGTATAGGCATTTTGCCATTCTACCATCTTAACAGAACCTATTGCATTCCCTACGGCCATTTCATGGTCAATATTTACTGTTTGACCAATTAATTTATACATGCTCTTTTTAAGAACATCAGCCGGAAAATATATAGGGTGAAAATTAGCATGTACCGTAACATTAGAAAGCATCCTATAAACAGGCTCTATAAATTCATCATCTTTTGGTGATAAATCTTCAGCAGTTACTTCTGGGTAATAAGTAGTATAGTTGGGAGATGAAGAATCAAATAACCCCAATTTACTAATATCTTGAGGATGTTCTTCGATGATCTGGTTAAGTTTACTTATACCCATTTTATCTGGACAATGACCCAGAATCAAGGCATGACCCGCACAGAGTGTAACTTTATCATAATATACTTTTTGTGGTTTAGCCATGTCAATGGAATTTATTAATATAATCTTTAGTATTGTTTTTATTCTTCTACACTATTCATGTAGTCCAAAATAAGGTCGATTAAATAAGCAGCATTGGCCTTTGCATCTTTTCTTTTTGGTTGTGGCTTATTTTTATCCCTAACTTTTCTATCTGAGGCATCTTTATCTTTCTCCCTCTTCTGATCCATCTCTGCTTGTTTATCTGGCAACACCCTTGGTTCATCAACATCTGGTTTATCATAGCCTAATTCATCTGCAACCTGTTGTTGGCTGATTGCACCCTGACCATATTTAGCGATAACATTGCGTATTTTAATTTCTTGACCCTGCTGGAATTTTAATTCATCGGTAATGGTAGAAGGATTAAATTCTACTCTCAGATTTTCAAAAGTAAAACCAGCTAATCTTAATTCAAGATCATAACCATGTTTTAAATTTGCAGCTACTATAGCCTGAATATTAGTGAGCTGGGATAGCATTTTGGTAAAGATAATGGTTATTCCAGTCTCAGTACCTTCACCACCTACCCCTAAGAACTCCTGATTGAATTTCAATCCAGTAGCTACTGATCTTTCATTTTGATTGTATAAATCTGCAACTCCAGTTAAATCTTTAGTAGTGGAATTAAAATTAAATTCATGGTCATCTCTATAACCAACTATAACACCTTCTCCAATACCCTCAATGATCTGAGCTTTGGCATTATCCAAAAAGGTTTGTAATCTAGCCTGATATTGGATATCGCCTTCCCCATCTATTTGATCGGGTTTAGTCATAAGAGTTTCAAAAAAACCTAATAACCCAAGTTGTTTCATAATATACCTGATATTTTGATCCATATCAGCTTGGGTAGATATGGCATTAAGAGCAGTTAAAAATGGTGGAATACCATAGGGTATTTCCTGATCACCATTTATACCATAATATTTATAGGTTAACTCATTTAACTTTTCATAATGATCCCCAATATTACCCGTCATAGCATAGGTTTGTTTCTGGTGAGGTTCAAATCTTAACCTTTTCTTATTCCATGAAAAAACAATGGTTTCGGGATCTACCAATACAACATTTTTTATCCCCGATTTATCATTATCTACAACCCACTCAGTTGATAATGCACCGGCTATCCAAATCTGGGCAATCATTTTATTAACTAACCCGCTCATCCCATCAACACCATCTCCCCACTCTTTTTGTTTGTTTTCTAGATGTTGACGCATTTTAGCCTGCATTTCTGGAGAGACCTTTGGGTCAAATTTAATCCTATGACCAGTATTGGTTAACCTCGTCATATCATTTACTGCAAGACCCATATCACCATTTACCCATGATAACTTCCTTATTATAGGAATATACTCAGCTATGAATGATGGAGAAATAAATGTGGTCTTACCTTTAACATCAGTAAAGGTATTTTGTAGGGTTGGTCTACTACCCCTGGTAGAAGGAATGGTACCTTTAGAAACTATTGGTTCTAATTTAACCACCCTTTTAGGTAAAGGTGAATCTTTTTGAATTTCCCAGGGTAACCTGAATCTAAACTTGTTAGCCATATAAAATAATGGTTTACTTACAACTTATATAATATAATACACTGGTATTGATTTATCTTGGTGCCGTAGTGGTAGTTGTAACTTTACCTTTCCTAATATAATTACAAATGGCTTTACCCATTATACTATCATCTGTATAAGTATTCTCATCGTCTAAGATATCTTCATCTTCAGTACCCCTGCTATGTTTACCCATAGCTACTGGTCTATTTCTTTCATCATATATAAAGGTATATGCTTCTTGAACAAAAAACTTATCAGCAATAATAACTCTATCATTCCTAATATCATCTTCTAACTCATCAATAATAATGGGTCTAGTCTTTGAAGTAGTATACCAACCTGGAACTCTTTCTACCTTAGGTTTATTCTCTCCCTTTTCTTTTAAAAACCTAGTAGTATAGAATAAGTGTGGGTAACCATTATCTTGTATTTTAGTGGTTACAGCTAAACCAATATCATTACTTTCTGGAGCTATTACAGCTCTATTATAATCTCTACCCACCCTCATTAATAATTTAGAAAATTCCCCTACTGGTATTTTTCCTTTAAAATAAGCATATTCTGTACCTTCTCTATCCATTACTGTAAATGCAGAATAATCTCGACTTCTACCAGAAGCTATATCTGCGGCCAAATAAAATTTCTTATCTTTAATTGGTGGTTTAACTATTACTAAATTACCATTCATTTCCTCTTTAAAGACATCCATTTCGGAAAGCATATCCTCAATGGCTTTTATATCTAAAAGATCGAATACTGAGTTTCCAGAAGTAAGAAAATCACCATCGATCTCTTGTGCTGTTCTTCGAGGACCAAGAGCGGTAGACATAGTTTTATACCAATCTATATCTCGTTCAGGGTGCATTTGCCAATTAAGTCGTATAGGGGTAAAATCATTACCATGAGCAACAGCATCAACCCAAGTCTTATGAAAGAAATTACCTACACCATAAGGAGTAGAATTTAGTATTGCTGAACCACCAGTGGATAGCGTTGGAAAAGCTGCCGCCCAAATTTGAGAAGCCCATCTTACAATGGCCGCTTCATCTATTACTAATAGTGATACTGCTTCAGAACG